TTCATGGCAATTGCAATCCAATCAACAGCTGCAGATAACTGAGGTGGACTCAGTGTCTATCGATGAAGTTATCAGATTGCTCCAGGAGATAAAAGACCTGGGCGAGTCTGGTAAAGAAACAGTTGCTAAGGCTAAGTCTACTGCAAAGAAGGCTAAGAAAGTCGTGAAGAAAGTTAAGCGAGCACCATCCGCGTATAACAAGTACATGAAGAAGAAGCTTGCAGAACTCAAGAAGAAACATCCACGATCTAATCATCAAGTATTGTTTAAGAGAGCTGCAAAGTCTTGGAAGCGATCAGCAGAAAGAAAGAGGTCGTTAAAGTGAAGACATTAGCAAAAGAAATCGGACTAATACGCGTAGATAAAGCAGGTGTTGCTTATGCCCTCAATACAGCTATATCTGGAGAAGGTTGGGAAGATATTGGTGCAGGTGCTTTTGTAAATAGAAAGTATTTTGATTTAGCAGGAATTTCAATGGAAGACAAAACTTTGTTTTTCGATGGAGCTACCATACAAGATACCTGGAACCCTACAAAACCTGCAGCTTCTCCTGCAGGAAATTTAATTGCAGTGGCTGATGTAATGACTAGTAAACCATTGAGCAATCTTGATGCAATTGCTGTTGTTAATGGGTTTGGTAACACCCAGGGAGCAAATGCAGCAAAACTGACATTTGACCAAACAATGTACATGCGACTTCGTGTCTTTATAGTTGATTTAGATACTGCAGCAAGTGGTTACATGGTTCCACTGTCTGACAATCAGTTAGGATCGTTATCCCCAACAGCGAGTGATAGAGTATACTGTACCAGGATTGTACAATTTGGTAACAACGCAGACGGCGCATATGCTCTGTATCCTGTTCGTTATCTTCTACGAGCTAATGCAAAAGAAGAACCTGAATTTGAATACCTCATGCGACTAAAACGAAGTTACGAACTTCAGCAAGAACCTGATGTTGATTAATATGAATGATCTCGAAGAATTCTTTGTAGATGTCTTTAATGCAGATCCTATTGTATTGAAGTTTTTACCTTCAGCACTTCGTCCAATTTATTTAGGCTATACTGCTGCAGATTTGATAGGAACTGAATTTGCTATGAGAACTATTGAAGCAGGTGGCGCAGGAGCCATCGATTTGTTTACTCCAGAAATACGACGGTACGAAGAGACCGCACTCGTAGGAATGGGAGGCATGAGAATATGAGTACAGAAGAAACTCCAATTGAAGAAAAGAAAACACCAACTACAAAGTTCGCTGAATGGCTAATGGCTCGAGCAGAAAAGAAAGAAGCAAAAGAAACATCCTTGGAATCACTGATGAAGTTCAACGTCTTTCTTTCAATTGCTACATTGGTCACGGTTGCTGGAGCAACTGTTGCAGACTATGTTCTGATGGCTTGGCTCTGGATTTAATCACCTGTGTGTCGCTCTGGTGAATCCCAGACCAGTTGGATCGTCGCATGGACGATAACGTATGGAATTGAGGCAACAACATTTGATGCACATTCCATTCCAACGATTTACTTTCAATTGCATCAAGCATCGAGACTTTAGTCTTCGAGTTTCGAGTTGACAACCTTGACACTTGTAAATCGGCATCATCCCCAAACTCTCCCAAGTAGCTCTAACGATTTATAACAAAGAACATCTACTAATCCCCAATGAGAATCAAATGTTTCTTCTTCGTGAGGATGTATAACACAGCCGCAGATTGCACAAGTAAATTGTTTATTCATTCTGCACACCTTGGGCATTCAGCAGTCATCGAGAAGTTTATCGGACATTCCCATCCAAACTTTTTGTCGGTGTAGAATACTTGTCCATGAGAACAGCAATACACTTCTTCACACATATTACATACGACGCACATTTACTCGTCCTCTTTGTTCATGTAATCAGAAAGGATCCGTTGTTTCATCGCCATTGTCATGACAGCGTCATACCCAAGCATCTCGATGCACGATGAGATTACTTGACTTATCTTTGCACCTCCATCTTTGCACTTCTTAAGGACAGCATCAGCCCCGTTGCTTACGGTTATGGAGTATTGGTTCGCCATATCTAACGCTAAATAATAATGTTATTTAGTATATCCCCAAAAAAAATCTGCAAGCAGAATAATATAGCGGGTGCTATACCATAGGGTTGGAGGTCGGGAGGTGGTGGTGCGAAGATTTGCTCGCTACGCTCGCCAAGATAGGACTGCAAGTTCTGAAAGGCACGTTAATAAGCCCGCTTCACTTAGTAAGTTCGGAGTGGGGAACTAGTCTGTCGATTCGCTAGCAGAGAAAACCCCACTCCACCCCGTGATTATTATGGCTACAAAAAAGACAAGCATGTTTACCCTAACCGAACGATTGACTATCAGCGCATCTGCAACTGAAACATTTGCAACTATTGACCTTGGCTCCTACGTTGATGTAGGAGATCGCCAAGCACTCCAAGTTCATTCAGTTGACTATGTGTTCCAGGGCACACTTCCAACAACAACAACTGTTGCTTCGATGGGTGGCAGTGGTTGCATCAAAGTTCAACTAACTGATTTGAACCGTGCAGGACTTGTGTTTGCTAATGATAGAGCTCTTATTTCATCTGCTGATCTAAACTACGATATTGATGGATTCCTAACCCGAGACGTTGACCTTTATCCAGACAACTATGGAAAGGGAGCAGATGACGGTCGATTCGTCGTTAACGACCAACTATACGTTACTGGATTATCATCTGCTTTGGCTGGTGGTCAAAGTATCAACGTAACTGTTCGAGTTAACGCATCTATTGTTTCCCTCACTGCAAAAGACTTCATGGCAATTGCAATCCAATCAACAGCTGCAGATAACTGAGGTGGACTCAGTGTCTATCGATGAAGTTATCAGATTGCTCCAGGAGATAAAAGACCTGGGCGAGTCTGGTA